TTTAATGTCTTTTGTAAGTTCTAAAATATCTTGAAGAGTAATTCTATCTTCGTCTCTTGACCAAGATGTTTCTGCCCCTTGCTCATTTACCAATGGGAAATCTAACGGTAATCTCTCACCTTCGTAGATGAAGAATTTACCCAAATCACTATTCAATAATTCGTTATCCTCTTCATTAACATAAAAACCTTTATCTCTAAGTTTTCTCGCTTCGTTGATAACCTCAAAATACTTATCACTTCCTCTACGGAACAATCCTTCAGAAATAGATATCTTATTATCTATATGATATTGCATCTCCTCAGAAATCGTTGTCTTAGTTTCAATAAACTCACTAAGAATGTTTTGAATTAACTTTGTATCAACAGATTCTTTTTTAGATTTCTTTTTATGGTTTTTGATTTTAATACGTGTCGGTTTTTGTCCTTTACCCGATTGAGGGTCTTTCTTTTCCTTTTCTCTTTTTCTACGACAAGCAGAGTCTTTTTCAGATTGGCTCATTTTACCTGCAACGCCAGCGGCACGACAAACAGGATAAGCCCCCTCGTCAGCGTCCTTACGTCCACACGGTGGATGACCACCACCCTTTTTCTTCTTACAGATATTAACCCACGGTCCTTTTGGTTGAGAAGAACCTTTTTTCTTCTTTTTTTTACCAAACCAAACGGCTAAATCTTCACTTAATAGATATTTTGACATATTATTGACTTGAATGTTTGTTTTACTATTCATATAATAAATATTCGAGAATAACATTAAATAAAAACTAAATTTAGAATTATGGCTAGACCAAAGAAAACTGCAGAAGGTACAACTGCGACCAAAAAAACGACAACTCGTAAGAAAGCCGAAGAAACAAAAGTTGAGGCACCTGTTGAAGAACAAGTAAACCAAGTTTTGGATGAAACAACTCAAGAAAAAGTAACTGAGACTGAAACTCCAAAACCAATCGGTAACTTGTTCGGTAGCATCAATTACAACCAAACATCTGATTTGGATAACTTCATCACAAACATGACTCCTGACCAAGGTCTTTACATCTTAGTTCAGGCAGCAAGAGCGGCTCACTCAAGAAACGCTTACACAATGGAGGAGAGTGAAACACTTTCAAAGGCAATCAGAATGATTACAAAACCTGCGGATACTCCGACAGACGAAACTCCAACAGAACAACCTGTTGAAGAAGTAACAGAATAATTTATTGTTATTCGATAAATTGGGGGTGTAAAAACCCCCTTTTTTATGCAAACTATATTATTATGACAAAAAATGAAATGAGTTCAATAATTGTCAAAAATGAATTGACCATTATGAAGGCAATTAATGAAGGTCATCGTCCACATACAGGTGATGAGTTTCAACCTTTACGTATTGAAATAGAATTATTAAGATGTATGTATTTTGGTGAAGACTCACCATTTTGTAGACGACAATATAGGAAATAAAAAAAGGGGACCAATGGTCCCCTTTCTATTATCATATTAAGATATATTATCTTAATTGGTTTAAGTTGAATGTTCTAACACCGTCAACTTTAATTACACCGTAGAAACGGTTGTTAACCATTTTCTTAGCGTATCTAGTCATGATACCCTTGATTGGTGTAAAGTTGAATGGGTTATACATAGTTGGAGTCAACTGTAGTGGTACATATGGTGCGTAAACGTAACCTGTATCCAACAAAGAAGAACCTTTGTGTCCTAACAATACTTGGTTAGGTGGGAAGTAAGGGTCACGATATACTTGATATCTACCTGATAATGTACCTACTCTTTCAATACCCATGTTGTATTGGTCTTGGTCAGGTGCCGCGTTAGATACGTGGAAGTATTCTAAATCGTCAAAGATTGCTGAAATTTCAGAAGAAACAACAATCCAGTTAGCACCACCTCTAAGAGTTGACTTGTGGATTTGAGCTGAGATTTGGTTAATCGCAGTAATCAACGTTTGGTTCCAATCTTTTTGGTTGTAGTTAATAGAACCGTTAGAAATTCTCTTCCATCCGTTGTAGTCCCATCTTAGTGACCATGCTGCACCTTTTCTCAAGTCTCTTAAGATTTCACGGTCGATTTCTGCCGCAACTTGCTCAGACAATAAAGCTGTCAATTCAGCTTCAGCGTCGATGTTGTGGAATGCAGAAACGTCTTGTGCCAATTCTGGAGACCATTGTGCTCTTAATTTTCTTTCAGTTACAGAAACTGTTACAGACTGTAGGTCGAAAGAAACCTCACCAATTGCATCTTCAAATTCCAAAGTTTTGTAAACTCTGTAAGTTGCTTGGAATGCAGGTGCCGCAGGGAATGTAGTACCTGAGTATCCGTCTAATGAGTTAGAACCGATAGCTGAAACTACTGAAGTGTCAACTGCCAAGTAAATTACTCCGGTAACATCACAGATGTTATCGTAAGAACCACCTGGACCTGCTGGATTTGAGTAGAAGTTAGTTTGAGTTTCAGAACCATACTGAACCATACCTTTACCGTATTTCTGAGTTACTACGTTAAAGTTCCAGTATGCTGCCGGTGAACTACCTGAAGTTTTAACTTCTAAAGAAGCTAAGAAGTCTTCAGTGTCCATTTCTTGACCATCAGGACCAATCAATTTACCTGCACCTGCAGAAGAGAAACCTGATAATGCAACAAGAACTTGTCTTTGCTCGCCAGTGTAGTAACTACCCGAAGCAGTAACTAATTCAGAACCGTCCCATCTAACGTTTCCAAGGTCACGAGTTTGTGCTGAATACTGACCTTTAGAGTAATCGAACAAACCTTCTGGGTTTGAAGCAGGTACTTCACCTTCGTAGAATTGGTCATACAAGTTCTTTTCGTAACCGTCAGCACCATAACCTTGGTTAATGTCTGTCGATGCACTTGGTGCTCCGAATGGTTTTTCGTGTGAACCTGGACCATTTTGACCCTTCTGAATCATTGGTACGAAGTAGAACAATTTACCGATTGGTAAGTTCATAGCTTGAACAGATACGATATCGTTCGCTAATAATTTTGAGAATACTCTTCTCACGATTGGGAAAACTACAGTTTCGAATGAACCTGAACCGTCCGCTGATGATGCTTCGTTGATTAGGTGAGAAGCTTGGTTCTCATACAACTGTGCAACGTTTTCTTTCAAGTGACCTTTAAGTCCATCTAAGAAACCTAATTTGTCCCATTTGTTAATAGTGTCTTCTTTGATAACTTTCAAGTGCTTAAGACCGATGTTACCTACAAGACCGCTTTCTAATAATGCTCCCATTTTAATATTTTTTTAAGGATTTTATTTATTTAATTACTTTAGACATTAAATCCTTCATTCTCAGGAATTGTGGATTCTCATATGTCTTAGACTCGATAAGGTTTGTAGATGAACCTTTAGATGGAGTCTTAGAAACCTTATCTGAAACTGATTCAGTTAGTTTCTTAGCTTCCATACCATCGTATTCTTCTTTCAAAGTCTTATACAAAGCCTTAGATTCTTTCAAAGTTTCAACTGAGTCGAATCTTCTAAGAATGTTGATTTTTTCTTGTTTGGTCGTGGTGTTTTCCGTGAACAAACGAGTTGCGTAAGCCAAGTTTGAGTTAAACACAGCAACTTCATTCAACTTATCTTTAAAGATGTTAAGTGCCTTACGGTACTCTTCATTCTTTTCTCTAAGTTGTTGAACTTCTTTTTCCAAAGATTCGTTGTAATGTGCTTTGTTTGGAATAGAGTGTGGTTTTGGAAGACCTTTAGATTTGTCTGATGAAGCTTTCTGACCTGCAGCGTGACTTCTTACCATACCTTCTTTAGATTCCTCTTTATCCATACTCTTATCGCCTGAGTATTTTCTTTTACCCATAGCTTTTTCCATTCCTTCACTTTCTCTTCTTCTGTCAGCTAAGGATTGTTCTTTGTCAGACTCTTTACCATCTTTACCTAAAGAATCGTCTAACTCGTCATTATAACCTTGACCTTCTTCTACTTCCTCATCCATTTCTGAGTATTCACCTTCTTCCATGTCCTCTTCGTCCATTTCAATTTCGTAAACAATCTCGTCCATATCCATTTCCAAGTCTTCACCTTCTTTCATATCTTCAGCATCTTCGCCAGCGTCTTTAGCCAATTTTGAAATTTGGTCTAAATCGTCACGAACAGCATCAACATCGTGGTCTTTCTCTTCTTCGGATTCCATTTGGATTTGGTATTCAACGTCTGCTTCATCATCTTTAAGTGTAATTTCACCACCGTCTTGTTTAACGATGATTCCGTCCTCTTCACCCATAGCCTTGAAAACCTTTAAGATTTCCTCGTCAGATGCATCAGTTAAATCCAAAGGAAGTAAAACTTCTTCTTCATCATCGACTTCCATGTCATCACCAGGTAAGTCCATCATTAACATGTCAGCCATGTCAACTTCTTCACCTTCGTCTTCCATTTCGTCTTCTGATTCTTCATCAGAGTCCATGTCCATATCCATGTCCATATCCTCTTCTTCGTCGTCAATGTCAAGTTCCATTTCTTGTTCGTCCATTTTGTATGAACCTTCTTCCATTTCTGAACCTTCTTCCATTGCCACGTCTTCAATCTCAACATCCTCCTCAGACAGAGATTCCTTTACTAATTCGCTGATTTCTTCCTTCATAGTAGAAGCAAGTATTCCTTTTGCGTTTTGAGTAACGGCTTCTTCCAAATTTTTCATTTGTAATAGTGCCTCTTCAACTAATGATTTTTTGTTTTCGCTCATTATAATTTTTTGCGCAAGAGTTTATTTTCTCTATAAATATTGCGAAAACATAAAAAATTTATTTTATTATATATAAGAGCATAAAAAAATCGGGTTTTAGCCCGATTTTTACAGTTAATAAGATTAAGATTTTTTACTCAAACACCTCATCGATTTTACTTTCAACACACGCAGTGATTCTCCAATCGTGTGGAAAGCCCTCGAAATTTTTGGTTACTTTGGCTTCAACATCAGTAACGTTGATACCCTTAACGAGTTTCTCTTCTCTGACTTTTTTGATTTTACCTGAATTTTCATCAGGGAGGTCATAACTGATTTTTGCAACGAAATACTTTTCTTCCATAATTGACACTTATTTAGTTTTTAATACCCTAAATAATCGGACAATCTTTTCATTAAGTCAATAGATGCACCCATACCACCATCTAAACGTGGTTCATTTTGTGGTCTTTTTTCCTCTTCCAAGTTTTCGTCATACTTCATTTTGTCGTCTTTGTTCAAGAAAAGATACGCACCTGGTGTAGATGGTGATGATACCAAGTCAAAACAAATAAGTTCAAAATCTTCTTGAACTTCGTTTCTTTCACCCTTTTTAGCTAAAGAACCCACACCACGAGAAGATACCCCCATTGTCACACCTTGTCTCATAAGGTTTGCCGCTTGGTCACCTGGACATGAAACAACACCATCCTTATGGAAACCTGGTGAGGTTAGAAGTTTAATCTTACCCATCAATGTATTACCTTCCCACCACATATCTGTGATAAGGTGAGATACACGGTCCAAATCAATCAATGATGATTCAGGGTGATTAAGTTCAGATATGGACAATCCTTTTTTGATTGCTCCTTGATATCTGTCGGCTTCTCTACGTAAAATCTTTTCAGGATATACACGACCGTTTCTGTTTGGGGTGTCGTATTTTTGTAGGACGGCATAGAACTCAAAAGGCTTTGAGTGGTCCAACTGTCCATAAGACTCTTTAATCACTTCAGCATTCCTTCTTTCATTTGGGTCAATAAATCCTGCGTCCCATTCTATTAAAATGCCCTTACCTGTATCTTGTGGTCCTAAAACTCTCATAGTAATAATTCTTTATTATAAATACTCTTAAATGGAGATTATTCTATAATGATATCCCACTCAGTAATATTAACTCCGAGATACTTTGTATATTTTTTATTCATCATATTTGCAATATGAATAGATATATCTGTACCTAACGGTAAGTCATCACCCGTATAAATGTCTTTTATTGCCCATGTGTTTGCAAATTCTGTCACGTCTTTCTCACCATAGTATTCGTATAAAACCTTGTCTATGGATACCAAAACACTTAACCCATCTTCAATATCTCCTTCCAACATTACTTTGTTAAAAGTCACAGTGGTAAATTCCTTTTCAAATATAAATTGGGCGGGGTCAATACGATTATTAAGGTCATCAATGACGGTATTAGCCTCATTGATAACCTTTTTTAATCTTTTTAATTGTGATTCTGTAATTGTGATTTTCACCGATTAAGTTTTAATATAAATATTAAACTTTCACCGATTTTGTTTTGTAGAAAGTAAAATACTCTGAATTCATCAGTTCGTCATTATAAACTGACTTACAAATATCTTTAATTTTTTGTCTTAATATTGGTGATTTAAAATCTACAGGATTTTTAATGAATAGTGTAATTTCTAAATTCATAAAACTTCTCTTTCCCAACTGAATTCCACTACTTCGTAAATCTAAGTCTACAATATTTTTTTGTTCGAACGTTAATGGGTCTACTGACTCCAATAAATTGTGTTTTATTTCTCTACACATATTCCCCGTTACACGGTCCCAGTTTGTGGCTTCTTTTTTTGGTTGGACCCACGATTGAATGGAGATATAAAGTGATTTAAATTCTTGGGAATCTACTGTCCCGTAATTACATTTTGCGTTTTTAAAAATGTCTAATTTTGAAGTCTTCCCTTTTTTCATACATTGTTTTCATATACTTCGTTTATTTACTGTTAATAATAGCAAATAACTCCTTGTGTGTCAAATTTGATTTTTTAGAGATATTTATTTATATTGAAGTAATATATGTTAATAGTAAAAGTAAACAAAGGTGAAAATATCGACCGAGCCCTAAAGAGGTATCGTTATAAGGTCATTCAAACAAAACAGTTGGTGGACTTAAAGGAAGGTCGTGAATACGAAAAGCCGTCACAGAAAAAAAGAAAGAAGATGGCAAAAGCCAAATATGTAGAAAAAAGAAAGGGTTTAGAAGACTAAACCCTTTTTTAATTTTATAATCCCTCGTTAAGTTGTTTTAACTTATATAAGTTTACTAAGTCGTTTGGACTCTCTTTAATCTTTTGAATGGTTTGTTGAACTTTATCACTAAGTTCCATGTCTTCAGAATTAGACGTATTCTTTAACTTTTCAATTACTGATTCTCTTAAAGAAGTCATCTCAGTTTCAATCTCTTTTTTACTTAAAGAAAGTAATGACTGTAACTCCATTTTTTCTGATTCCGAAATACTACCGTATTCTTTGTTAAATGTATTGGTTGCAATCTTCAACATTGATGATAATGGAATGTTTGTAGATTCAGAAATTTGTTTCTCAATTTTTGGAGAAGTGATTAATTTTTTAATTTCTTTTTTTGACTCCAAAACGGTCTCCAAATTTTTCATTCCTTTGTTATATAATACCTTATCAATATTTGAATATTCATCTGTAGATTCACCTAACAAAGTATCTACCCAATCAGATAACTCTTGGATATCTTTTTGATTTTTCTTAATAATGATTTGTAACTCGTTGAATGACTCCATGATGTAATCAGGAGCAATGTCCATATCCATACCTTTTGGTGTTGACAATTGGTCGTAAATGTAGAATGCTTCGGCCAAAGATTTTTTATTCAAAACCTTTTCTTTGAAGTTTTTCATCATTGGTTTGAACGTATCCTTACCGTATGCTTTAGTAAGACTATTTTCAATTTTTGACTTTAAAATACCAATCTTATTCATTTTTCTTTTTTTTAATAAATATTACGAATCTAGTAAGTCATTCAGTTTTTTCTCAATCTCACCTAAAGACTGACGACCTTTTGACAAATCTATTGTCGTGTCGTTACCAAATAATGAACTATCTTCTAAGATTAAATCTAAGTCTTTGTTCTTAACCAACGATTCAGGAGTAATCTCTCCACCGGCACCTGCACCGACCTCAGTTTCACCTGCTGTCTCAGCACCTAAGTCACCTCCAAGGTCACCACCTAAGTCTGTGCCACCACCAAAGTCAGAACCTCCACCGAAGTCACTTCCAAAGTCAGAGCCACCTCCAAAGTCATCTCCACCTTCTTCACTTCCAGCTTCTCCTTCTGCTGCCTTACCTTTCTCACCGTATAGTTTGTCAATATTGTCAAACAGACCTGTGTGAATGATAACCTCAGCAGTTTTCTCAAGTTCAGCACCAACAGCTTTCTCAATACGTTGTTGTTGGATATCCAATTTAATCTCTTCATCAGAGAATCCAAGAATGTGTTTCTTAGCCCATGATGACGATACGGGTTGAATACCATTACCTGGGTCAGATACCGCATCTCTATACAACTGAATTTTCTGTTGCCATTGTTCTACCTTGAGAAGGTCAGCTTGAGTTGATGGGTTAGTTAATCCTAATGTAAAGTTATTCAATTCGTCCTCAAAACCTAAGATATATAAGTGGATGATTGCAATCTTATTCAATTCCTGAATCATCGACCTTTGAATTCTGTTGATAGTTCTTGCAAAACGAATATCCTGTAACGCCAAGTTCTTACCTTCACCAGTAACCTCCTCAAAACCTAAGAATGCCTTAGGAACACGAAGTGCAGTCAATAGTTTCTTTTGGATGTATTCAATATCCGCAATCTCTGACAGGTTCTGTGCACCTGGTAATGTATCAATAGGGTTCGGAGCGTTAGGGTCACGAACAGGAATAAAGTAATCTTGGTCAACAGCCATTTGGTTCATACGTAGGTCGACATTACCCGTTGCTGGGTCTGCGACCTGGTCACGTTTGAACTTATTGGCGACTCGCTGTACATACGGTTCAACATCTTTGTCATCCATGTTACCGACGAATACTTTAAACACCCTTCTCTCAGGTGCTCTCGATGTTCTATAGATTAACATCGCATCTTCAGAAAGAATAAGTTGTTTCCAAATTCTTCTGGCTTTCTCCAACATAGACGTTCCGTAAGGAAGTTTTCTGTCATCACCCAATAATCTAAAGTGAGCAATCTCCCAAGTGTTGAACTCCATGTCTTTGTTTTTCCACGTGAACTTCATCGCCTCAGTTTGTTCACCATCGTGAGATAAACTGTATTGATTGTGAGAACCACTCTTCATACCTCTCTCCAATCTTTCGATTTCAATGTTCGGCATTTGAACACCACCCATTACACCCTTATCAGGGTCTAACTTCAGGTATACGAAGTTATCACCATACTTACAGGTGTTTCTTGTCCACATCGGTAAGTTGGTGTCAATATCCAATCTGTTGTTGAATAGGTCCGCCAATACCGATTTAATACGATTACTCTCAGAATAAATTTGTAGGATGTAACCATCTTCGTTTGCCGTTGTAGATTCCTCAGAATAGATATCCAACGCCGCAGATATCTCAGGAGTATATTCCATACTCTCATAATCATAGAACGCGGCCAAACGTGTTGGTTCATAATAGACGGCTTGAGTATATAAGTTATTTTCTACTTTCTGCCATTGTTGACCCAAATAAAGAGTTTGTTGAGCTTGAAGTTTTTCTCTCTCATACTCTTGCTTATCAGGGGTTTTTAACAGTTCCTTCTTGTCAAACTTATATACAGGAGTTTGCTGGTCCAATGATTAATCAGGACCAAATACTTTGGTAAGTCTCTGCCAAACTGTATAATTATTCTCCGCCATTTTTTTCTTTGTTTAATAAATAGTAAGAACTTAATTCAATAATTAAACTTTACTATTTTATTTATCTTCTACCCCCGAATAACCATAAATAGTCTTGATAATCACTTCTTGACGGATTACCTCCCATTCTGTGTTGATTCCCATAAGGGTCTGCCGGCATTGTTGGAACACCTGGGTTAAAATTACCCACAGGGTTTTTAACGGGATTTTCATTTACCGTCCAACTTTCTACCATCGCTTTGGTTTGTTCTGTAACCTTCTCTAAACTACTAAAGGAGTTCTCACCAACGTATATTGCCATTGCAAGGGCCATAATAAGGTCATCGTGTTGACCCTTTTGGTGGTCAGGTCTACCATTGATATAAACAAACGTATTAAGTTCATTTAAACACCTTACAGACCTTAATTGGAAGTTGTGTCTTAACGCTTCCTCAAAGGCAGCAACAATCTGAACCCTTTTAGAGTTAAAGTTAAGTCCAGGTATCTTCTCTTGTAGTTTAGGGTTATACTTCCACTTATCCGCGGCATTCATACCTTCAACATATAGACTTTGGTAACCCATCTCTTGAAGCTTTCGGGATGTTGATACTCCCATACCACCAGTAATATCAATAACCACAAATGCATTATACATTGTCGCCCATTTAAATGCCACCTCAGCGGCAACATCAGGTGGTATCTTACCTAAGTATTCCAATACCTGTTCTCTCTCGTCAAAGTCCACAATACTAAAGGTCGTAAAATCCTCGCTATCACCACGAGAAACATCAATACCCATAATGTATTTATGACCTTCAATTGGCTCTTTCCATTGCCACAATGCACCACCCATAAACTTATTCTCAGGGTCACGAATGTAGTTTTCCTTAATCATCTCCACAGTCTCAGGTGGAATAACGTTATCCCCCGAACCTAAGAAGTTACACTCCAATTCCTGAGAAATCTTTCTACGGTCAAACTTTAACTTCTTAGCCATGTTTTCAAACCAAGAAGAATACGGTTTATATCCTTCAATAAATCTTTCTTTAATCTCCTCAAAATCACGAGTCATAGGGTCCAAATGTGAATAGTCGATAATAATTTTACTATCGTCATATTCTTCTCTATTCAACATATAATGAACAATATCCTTCGTCTTTATAAGTTTTAAGTCTTTGGCATAACGAGGGTCACGGTACCAATACATCTCAGTAATCTTGAAGTCATTCATCTTTCTTACCGATTGTTCGTAAATAGTGTAGTAGATAGGGTCAAAACCGTTAGGTGTTGAAATTACAATCACCTTACCACCCGTAGACAACGACGCCATACACGCAGACCAGAAGTCATCATCTGCCTCGATAAAGGCCGCTTCATCAAAAATAAGAATAGTAGGGGTATAACCACGCAAGGCATCCTTTGACGTAGCAACGGCTTTTACTTCACACCCATTGGTTAACTTAAAGTGTCGTTGTGAGTTTTTCTCCTGTGAGAATTTAACACCCAACCAATCCGGCCATTGGTCAACGAATGACCTTACCTTATTGGCAAATTCCATAGAGGTGTCCAATTTGTTGGCAATGATTAGAATCTTCTCAGGCTTTTTCTTCTGAGCAGTCACCAACTTTTTTGAAGCCCAAGCGGCGGTAACCGTAGATACCCCCGCCTGTCTATACTTCAATGCAATATTTTCTTCGAAATTGTCGTAGTCGTTAATGAGATGTTCCTGGTCGGGAAATAAATCCAACGGAACATACATTGACTGTGTGTTATCGTAAGTCTGTAGATATGTTTTTAGAGCATATGGCGTATCCTTGACAATTTTTGCATACTCTAATAATACTTTTTCTCTGGTTAACGCCATACTCCATGATACTTACTTTTTTATGATAAAGAAATACCTAAGTCACCCAAAAAGTCTCTGAACTCATCATCATCGTCATCATCGTCATCGTAATCAGATAATGCATCCTCCAAATCATATTGACGTAACTCCTCAATGATTTCATCAACCATTCTGTTTAAGATTTGCTTTCCTTTGTCGGTACCCTTTAGAATCTCACGAGCCACCTCAAAGAACTCCTCTGTAGACAACATTGAGAAACGTGAGAACAAATAGTTCTGAATCTCTCTTAAGTCATCTTCGAACAATCTTTCAGGGTATGCCTCCACGAATTTTTCCCAAATAACAGGTCCCAAACGTAAATCCCAAATTTCGTAAGGAAGGGTATCCTGTGAACCCATAACCAATTCAGCTGCTTTAGGGTCATCAGGAAGACCTTGCGTTCCCAATGCTTCATACACACCTTTTAATAGTTCATGTATTAACACAGGGAAGAACAGTCCTTTTGCTTTGATTGTCGGTGGGTCGGTTTCATCATCAACTTCTTCAGAACCCTGAACACCTTCACCTTCACCCGCCATCATCTGAGTCATTTGGTCAGGAATAATCCAATACATAATGTCAGCAATTGACATCAATACACCATAAAGATTCAATAGTTGTGGGTCGAGACGGTTAAGTTCATCCGATACCAAATTATACATATAGTGACCCTTTTTAGATGCCCCTTGAATAAGTGAGTTAATGAAACGACGTTTTGCCTTTTCCATGTCAAATTTATCCATCGCATCCATAAACGCATCGATATCGTCTTCCATATCATCAGCATCTTGGTCACCGAAGGCTTTCATAATTTCCTCCTCATCGGGTTCTTCATCTGACTGACCTCTCATTTTAGAGGTGTCAATCTCACCCATACCTGAAAGTAGTTCAACGTCGTATTG